GACATTAAATCTATTTGGTAACACCACATTCAGCATCGGTTTACGTAACGGTGTTGGTATTGATCTAGAATTTACAGAAACTAGACCAGTATGGATAACTAGTAATGATTGGATTGGAACTAGAGTTGCATCCTTTGAAGGGGTAGTAATTCTTTTTCCTTTTGTTATAATAACAATCGGACAAGTTTATGAAGCGAAAGATTAATTAACTTAAAAAGGAGAAGCAACATGGCACAAAAAGATAGAGTATTAGATTATTTAAAAACTGGTAGAAGCATTACAACTTTTAACGCATATAATGAACTAGGTATTACACGAATATCTGCAAGAATTTTTGAGCTTAGAAAGGAAGGACATAATATTATTTCCGATACTTTAAAAGTTCTTAATAGATATGGAGAAGTTTGTCGTATTGGTTCTTGGTCGTTGAGTAGCAATGAGTAATACTAATCATGGTGGCAAGGGTGATCGTTCGAGGGTGAGCGATCATTCAAGCTACAATAAAAACTTTGATCGAATATTTAAACAACAGTATCAGGAGGTATCAAATGTTAGAAAAGATAAACGTAAACAAAGACTCAATGAAATCGGTATGCTCCAATACCTTGTTCAAGGTGGCAAACTGGATTCAAGAAGAGAAGACAGAGATGACAAGTAAGTTTGAGTCTAGATTCATTAAGACAGTTAGGACTATGGTTGTGTTGGCCGTACTGCTGACAATCGTAAATGTTATTTTAGTTTTAAGGATGTAATATTATGAATTTATTATTAACAATAGCTTGTATAACGGCGTGTGTATATGCAATAAAACTTTTGTTTGTATCAGAACAAATGATTTCAGAACTTAAAAAGGAGAGTGAAGGTGAGCAACTTTGATTACAAAGACGCTGATGATTGGAAAGGTTTAATACTTGTTGCAGTTATAGTGGCAGGAATTATAACTTTTATAGCGGTAGATAAAATATGAAAACTTTTGAAGACAGAGACCTCCCTGCATTAATAGGTAAAGTAGCTAACTGGCATCAAGATAGAAATCTTATTGATGGTTCTGATGACAAAGCACAGGTGCTAAAACTTATACAAGAAGTAGGAGAGCTTTCAGATAGTGTCTGCAAAAATTTAACTATTATAGATGACATAGGAGATATAATTGTAATCTTAATTAACATAGCAGTCCGAAATAATTTGACAATCTATGAATGTTTAGAGTATGCTTACAACGACATCAAAGATAGAAAAGGTATGATGGTCGATGGTATCTTTGTTAAAGATGGAGATAAACTAAATATTGATTTAGATAGTTTCGGCAATAAATAATGCTTGACAGTGTTTTAAAACTGTGGTAATATCCACATTCAATTTAACTAAACGAGGTATAGAAGTATGGCTATAGTACAAGGCACAGCGTATTGGGCAAGTGTAACAACCCCTAATACTAATTATGAACCAGTGTATACAGTGAACCTAGTAGTAGATGATGATACTGCAAATGATTTTAAATCAAGAGGTTTCACAGTTAAAGAAATGGACGAAGGCTCTGCGGTAGTTATTAAACGTAAAGTCAACGGGCCAAATGGAATGATACGTTCTGCTCCTAAACTTTTTGATAGGTTTAAAAATCCTATGGACGAGAGGGTTGGCAATGGATCATTAGTCAAGATACAATACAAAGAGTGGGAATCTAATTGGAAAGGTCAAGACTTTAGAGGATTAGATTTTCAAGCTATGCAAGTACTTGACTTAGTAGAAGTAGGCTCACCTGATGGGTCTGAATTTGATGTAGAAGACGACAACATAGAGGATGAATTATGAGTGACGCACCGCAGTATACTTACATAAAAGATGATGTGACTTACGATGTGGGACAACTGTCCCCTGAAGGTCAGTCAGTGTTCGGAGTACTGGTAAATGCACAAGGTAAATTGCGAGAGGCTGAGTTAAATGTTACACTGGCCCGTGCATCTATTATGACTTTGACAAGTAGTATGGACGAGCATCTAGTTGATGATGCTATTATAACTGAAGAAGGAAATACAACTGAGGAATAGTTATGCCCTTTGTGAAACACCGTTTACCTTGTAATGTATGTGGTGGCTCTGACCCCGTTTCTGTCGATGAAGATGGAGCGGGGTTTTGTTTTAGTTGCCGCCATTATTTTAAACAATATGATACATCGGAAGTACAACCCGATACTGTAAAGGATATACAAAAGTATCAACATAAATCAGAAAGCTTTAGCCAATCTAAATGTTATGACGCTATTGCTGATAGAGGAATATCAAAAGAAACTGCTAAGAAATATGGTGTTCAAGTTTCTAAAGCAGGCAACGGTTCTATAGTTAGACACTACTATCCTTATTATGAGGGGACTGAGTTGTCTGGAACCAAGATTAGAAAGACAGAGAACAAAGACTTTGCTTGGGTAGGTGATGGCAAGAAAGGTGATCTGTTCGGACAAAATCTTTTCTCCAAAGGAGGCAAGTATCTTACTATCGTTGAAGGAGAGTTAGATGCAATGGCCGCCTATCAAATGCAGGGTAGCAAGTATCCTGTAGTATCTGTTAAATCAGGATCGTCTGCACTTAAAGATTGTAAAGAATCCTATGAGTGGATAGACAGTTATGAAAATATAGTTGTATGTTTTGATAACGATGATGTAGGAATTAAGTCTGCATTAGAAGTTGCTGAGTTGTTTGGCGGCAAGACAATGATAGTTAAACACCAAGATAGTTATAAAGATGCTTGCGATTATTTAAAAGCTAATCAACAATCATTATTTATAAAAGTCTGGTGGCAAGCAGAAAGATTTGTTCCTGATGGTATTGTACTGAGCAGTCAACTGCGCGATGAAGTTATGGCTGATTTAGAAATGCCTTTCTGTAGTTATCCGTGGGACTGTTTGAATCTTATGCTGTATGGTATGCGTAAGGCTGAGCTTATAACTCTTACAGCAGGAACAGGTGTCGGTAAATCGACAGTAGTTAAACAACTTCAAGAAGAAATATTCAAGCACACCAATGAAAAGATTGGAGTCCTTTCTCTTGAGGAAAGTGTAGCTACAGCCGCCCTTGGTTTGATGTCGCTGTCTGCTAACAAACTACTACATCTTCCTACTAAAGAACAGATGATGAAGCATATCTTAAAAGACCCAAACAATATTTATCGCAAACCAAAGCTTGCAAATAGTATTTCTCAGGAAGAAAAACAAAAAGCTTTTGAAGATATACTAAGCGGCGGTAGATTTTTATTCCTTAAACATGTCGGCAAGTTTGATATGGATAGTGTTTTAAATAAAATAAAATATCTAGCCAAGGCAGAAGACTGTGGTGTAATTGTTTTAGACCATATCAGCATACTTGTAGGGATGGCGATGGGCGTTGGTAGCGATGAACGTAAAGCTATTGATGCTGTGATGCACAGCTTGAGAGCGGTAGTAGAAGAAACAGGCGTAAGTCTTATAGCTATTAGTCACCTAAGTAAAGCAAGCGGCAACAGAGATTCGCACGAAGAGGGTGGTCGCGTTAGACTAGGAGACTTGAGAGGGTCGAATGCGATTGCTCAACTTAGTAATATTGCAATAGCACTTGAGGGTAATCGACAGGCTGATGATCCAGAAGAACGCAATATGACTATTGTCCGTATCTTAAAGAATCGTTTTAGTGGCGAGACAGGGATAGCAGGCTACTTGAAATACGATAGCCAAACAGGTAGACTTAATGAAGTTGATGAATATGATTGTGGAGAAGTCTTATGAATTTAGTATTTGATATAGAAGCTAATGGCTTAACGCCTACCGAAATATTTTGTATTGTAGCTATTGATGTAGATACTAATGTAGAATATTGTTTCGACAATACACAGTTAAAAGAAGGCTATGAGTTCTTAGCAAAAGCTGACAAGCTTATTGGACATAATATTATTGGTTATGACTTACCTGTAGTGCTTGATATTGCAGGAGTTGATCTATATAATATTAAACTTGTAGATACTTTAGTTCTTTCTCGTTTGTTTAATCCTACTAGAGAAGGAGGACACGGTTTAGAAAGTTGGGGTTATCGACTTAACTTTCGCAAAGGAGACTACGGGCAAGAAGAAAGCGCGTGGGATCACTACACTCCTGAGATGCTAGAGTATTGTCTTAATGATGTTCGTTTAAATGTTTTAGTTTATAACCATCTGCGGTTAGAGTCTAAAGGGTTTAGCCCAATGTCCGTAAGACTCGAACATTCAGTTGCTAAAATTATACATCAACAAAGAGTAAATGGTTTTTTAATTAATCAGAGATCATGTATGTCACTGATAGCAGAGCTTAGTGATTCTTTAGGTAATGTAGAAGCTGAAGTCAGGGAAGAATTTAAGCCAACTGTACATACTCAAGTTTTAAAACCTAAGTATACAAAAGCAGGAACTATAGCTAAGACAGCAGTAGATCAAGATGGTAATGGCGTTAGGCTTACTGATGCTGAGTATGCTGAAATAGAAATGTTCAATGATCCAGTTATTCGTAAAACTTATACAGAATTTAACTTAGGTTCACGTAAACAAATTGGAGAATAC